GCTTCTCCAGGTTTGACCGATGAAGGAGCATTAATTGCAGAGAGCAAAAAGTATCGTAAAAGGTCACAGGATGCTGAGGCACGTTTAGCAAAACTTGAATCTCAATTAGCAAAAGCTGAAAAAGCCAAGTTAAAAGAGAAAGAAGACTTTAAGACTCTTTATGAGCAAAACGAAGCAAAGATTGAATCTTTGACTGAGAATGCTGATAAGTGGTCTAAGTATGAAACTGAAAAACGTGAAGCTCTTTTGAGTGGCGTTCCTGAAGGCGAAAGAGAATCTCTATCTAAATTAGATTTTGAAACTCTTGAGTATGTAACCAGTAAAATTAATAACGCTAAAGCTAACGCCCCTGAAGTTGTGGGTGGGACAAGACAACCTGAAAAGCCTGTAGGCGATTGGACAAAGATGGATGACCGAGAACGCAGAGCTAATTGGGCTAATATTGTAGCTTCGGCAAAGAAAAACTAAACAACCCTACTTGAAGGCTCAACAGAGCAGTTGATAGAGGGAATAATTAAGATAGGAGTATACAATGGCTGATACAGGCGATAGTATATTAGGTGCAGCAAGTACGACCACGACCCATTTGGAGTTTGTTCCTGAGTTATGGAGCGAAGGTATTTATAGGTATTTTGAACGTGGAACAGTCTTCAAAAACTTAATTGAAGATTATTCATCTATGGTGCAAGGTGCAGGCGATATTGTTAATATCCCACAAATGGATTTGGTTGCTTCAACTGACAAGGCTGTTGATAGCTTAGTTACTTATGATGCTACTCATTCTACAGTAACTCAATTAGCAATCAACAAGCATAAATATAATGCGATGCTTTTTGAAGATATTTTACTAATTCAAGCAAATGCTGATTTGGTGGCTAAATACACTCAAATGTTTGGCGAAGCACTTGCTCGTGCAGTAGATGCTGATATTTGGGCTGAACTTGATGGCGTTAATGAAGGTGCTACTTTAGGTACTGATGACGTAATCTTAGCAGCTGAGTTTCAAGCAGCACTTGCTAACTTAGGTGAAAATGATGTTCCTTATATGGATGGCGATTGCTCTTTTGTTGTTAACCCAACATTGGCAGCTGACATTATGGATCCTGCTGCAGGTATCTCTAAAAACTTTTGGAGAGCAGATGCAAGTGGTAGTGGCACAGTCCTTTATGAAGGTGGCACTAAAGGCTTTATAGGCAAACTATTTGGCATTAATGTATATATGTCAAATACAGTTGCTACAGCAGGAACAGCAATATCAGGAGCGATTTTTCATAAGTCTGCTGCTGTATGTGCAGTCCAACAAGATGTAAGAGTTCAATCTGAATACAGTATTGATGCTCTTGGTACTAAAGTCGTAGCTGATATGATTTATGGTGCTAAACTTATAGATAGTGCATCTAATAAGAAGGGCTATAAACTAACTAACGCTTCATAGGCGATAGTCAGCTTAATAATTATATGGGGGGCGAAAGCCCCCTATATGATAAAGGATTATATGAAAGATTTATCAAAAAAAATAAGAAATGGTGGAGTTCAGAAATTTACTGCTGAATCTTTAGGTAAGAACCAAAGTGGCAAGGGTGATTTTCCAAGGTTCAGTTATCAGATTGATAAGAAATACAAAAAGAATTACGATAAGATAGATTGGTCTAAATGAAAGACTTATTAGAAAGCATTAAGCACCACGAGGGATTTGTTGAACACGTTTATGACGATTCTCTTGGTATCCCTACTATAGGGTATGGATTTGCAATAAAAGATTTAGTATTACAAGAAGATTTATGCGATGAAATCCTCCTCAGAAAACTTCGCATATTAGGTAGAAGTGTTATGGGTAAATTCCCATTTTTTGATAGCCTCCCATCAGAGTGCAAAAGTGTTCTGATGGAGATGTGCTATCAGTTGGGGGTTACAGGAGTATCAAAATTTAAGAAAGCCTTGAAAGCTATGGAAGATGGTGATTGGGAGAAGGCTGCAGATGAAATGCTTGATAGCAAGTGGGCGAAACAAACGCCTAATCGTGCTAAAGAGATGAGTAACATCATAAGGAGTCTATATGAAGAAGAGTCCAGTACGAAGGGCAATAGTAACACCTGATAAGCACTTCCCCTTGGCTGATATGCCAAGCATTAAAGTTTTATGTAAGACAATAGAAATAGTTAAGCCTGACATCTATATTGACCTTGGAGATGTTGGTGAGTGGTCTGGATGCTCTCATTGGCAATGGAGCAAGAAGAAACGACCACCCCTCGAATACCAACTCCCATTTATAGACCAAGATGTAGTAGATGTTAATGCAGGTATGGACATCATTGATGAAGCCCTGGATAAAGTCAAATGCAAAGATAAGCATATGATCGTTGGGAATCACGATGATTGGATGAACAAGTTTGTACAAGAAAATCCATATCTAAAAGAGTATAAGTTTGACGAAGCAGTTGATTTGAAGGGAAGAGGATACAAGCACCATCAATGTGGAAAATTCTTAAAGATAGGAAAGTTAAACTTTTATCACGGACATCATTTCGGGACAATGAATCATACAAGAAACCACCTGGCAAGATTAGGGGCAAATGTAATGTATGGTCATCACCACGATCTTCAGCAAACGAGTGTGACACATATGGATGGAGTCAAGAGTGCTTGGAGCATTGGTTGCTTAAAAGATATGAGTGGTGAGAAGAATGCTTGGCTTGGCGGCAGGAAGATTAATTGGAGTCACGCATTTGCTATTGTTGATTTTTTCCAATCAGGCTTATTTACAGTACACATTATTCAAATTATTAATGGCAAAACATCTCTTTGGGGTGAAGTGATTGATGGTAATAAGTAGTGGACTTAACAATTATAGACCAGTATGGACTGCCTATCGCAATCACAATAGCTTTCGGCTACTTCATTTGGAAACAACAAACTTGGATTCAAAAAGAATTAGTTGATGATTTAGAAAATCAATTTAGAAGGCTTGAGGGTATCCTTATAAAATTAATAGACCAACAAAAGATTACGCAGATGGATTTAAAGCAGGTCAAGGGATATATTGAAGGCATTGAAGACATTCTTTCAAGACTTATGAATGGAGAGCCGAAGAAGTGACAAAGAGTAGCGTGGACAATGTGCGTTCTGATATGCACGACAAAATTAAAGTAATACATAACAGAGTAGATGAGATTTTAGGGCAAGTTAAATTAACGAATGGCAGAGTATCTCGATTAGAGGCTTGGAAGTCACAATTCGTTGGTGGGGCTAAATCAGTAGGAGTATTAGCTACTTTATTTGCCTTTTCACTTAAAATGGGTTGGATAACCCTAACTTAGGAGTATAATATGTTTTCAGTAGCATCATTAACAGCATTAGCAACAACTAAAGTAGCAGCTTACGCAGGTGTAGGTGTGGCAGGAGTAGCAACTGCCTTTGTATTGAAGAAGATACCTAATAAGACAATTAAGGCTAAGTTTGGCTCTTGGATGTATAGTCTTGGAGTATTGTGTACATTGGGGTTAGGCAAGTGGAAATGGACTAAGAAAGTTTGGAATAAGACTATTGAGCCTTATTGTATAGATGCTATTGACAATATTTTAGTTACTGGTATCGCAAAGTTTGTGGAAGGTCTTCGCTCAGACAATGCCTAAAGCCTTATCAATAGATAGAGCAGTTGATTCTAATCTAAAGCCTGTAAAGGATTCAGATGGTACTATAACTGCTTTAGAATTATCTACTGATAATGTAAGGGTTAAGAATTTAGAAGTATTGGGTGATTTTACTCATCAACCTGAATATGGATTTGTAAGGTTAAATGATGATGGAACTCAAGATGGTAATGAAAATAACTTTGGATTAGGTTCTACTGTTTATGGGGATGTGGTTGCAACTACACCTTTAACATCTCCTAATATTGCTTGGGATGATACTAATAAAGTATTTAGTATTTCTAAAGCAGGGATTTATGAAGTAGTATGTGATTCTAAAATCTCTATTAATGGTACTCAACCAACAGTTTTATCACTCTACATAAATTCAGCAGCCGATACTTTAGGCACAAAAGTGCATACAGAAACATTTGAAGTAGATAGTGGAGATGACCCAGTTCCTGCCACCATAAGATGGATGGGCAGAATAGATAATGGTGAACATATCGCATTAACTATTGATGCAGGAGGTAGGCAACCAATGTTCAAAGAAGGTTCAACACTAAGAATTTTAAGGATAGTATGAGTTTAACAGGCAAAACAAAAGCAAGTAGTTATAAAGACATATTGCAGATGAATAACTCCAATAGTGGGGTTGATGCTACTACAAGAAATGTAGTTGATGGAGAAGGAACTGCAAGTTCATTAAGTATGTCATCTGATAGGACTTTAATAAAACCCACTGCTGCTGATTCTGTTGCTACTTTTTTAGTAAATGACAAGGATTCAAACGATTTACTTAAAGTTGATTCTACCAATGATTTAGTCAAAGCAGGCATAGGTCAGCATATTGTCAATACTCAAGTAAAAGAATTTGGAATGGATTTTACTGAGGCAAATCCTGTTGCTGCTGATACTTGGTATGGACTTGTCTCTACTTTTAATCATTCAGACACAAATGAATTAGCAATGGGTACAGGCTCTACCCCTGCAACAACCCTAACAATAGCAAATACTGCTTATGTTGCAGTTAAGCATTATTGGTATGTACCATTTAACATTTCAATAGACTCCTGTAATGTATGGTTTGGGGCAGATACAGCAGGTGGTGATGTAGTTAAGTTTTCAGTTATGTCCTATACAGTAGATTCTGCAAATGGTTCTACAGGTGGAGATTTATCTTCAGGTGTGGAGAATTGTGTTTCACCATCTACTATAACAGGGGCAGGTAGAGAACAGGCTTATTATCAAGCCTTAACAGTATCAACTGCTGATGTAGATGCAGGAAAAGTAATTATGGCTTGTGTAGCACAGGATGGAACAAACTCAGATTTATCAGTCAATATGCAATTAGTATATCATTTAAGGTAAGGAATAAAAAATGGCAAGATTTACAACAAATTTATCAGTAACAACCCCAACAGATACAATTACTGCTGTAAAGTCAGGTAATTATGAAGATGCAGTTAGACTAACACAAACAGTAGATAATTCAGATGTCCCAATTCTTTTAGTTACTGGCTCTGCTGATAAAGGGGTAAACTCAATAAATAACTCTAAATCAATAATGATTAAAAATTCAGGGACTGTTGGGGCAGAGTTAAGAATACAGTTTGAAACGTGGGCAGCAGCTTCGCCTGATACAAATGGTGCTGCAGCTTTTTATAGTTACCTTTTAGGTGCAGGTGATTTCGTATATTTACCTAATATTAAGCAATGTGGGTACGCAAATTCCCAATCTGCTGCTAATGGTCAGACTTTAAATAATCAATTCCCTCATTCAAATATGTATGCAGATAGTGGAGCAGACTTAGACCACGCTACTGCTAACACAATGGGTTCAGATGCTGCACATACTGTTCTTAACTTGGAAGATGGACATTCTAAATTTTTTAAGGTTGGAGATTTAATTAGAATTGAAGATGAGATATGTGAAGTTACTGCTGTTGGAACAGGGGCAGATTTAGCTAATAGTACCTGTACAATCGTTAGAGGGCTGTATGGCTCAACTGCTGCAACTCACGCTGATGATGTAGCTATAAGGCTTCCATTCTTCAATGCTTATGCAGACTTTGATAAATATTCTACTGCTCAAACTGACAGCTCAGGTAGATATAAAGCGATGAATTTAATATCTTATGGGCGTAAAGGTGATGCAGTTGCAGATGGGTTTGTTGCAGGCTCTATCTCAGGTAAATTCTATTCAGCAGGGTATCAAGAATTAGGTATGTCAGGTATCACAGCCTCAACAGAATCAGGACTCGCAGCATCAACTGCTTATGCCATTGATATAGCTTGTGATGGTGGCTCAGACCATACATTAGCATTTACTACTTCAAGTAATACTAAGTTTGGTGGCTCTGATGGAATCCTTAGAAAGATTCAAGATGCTTTAGATGTACAATATTACACTACTTCATCTAACTTACTTGATAAGAGAGTAACAGTTGGAATAGTAAATGGTGATATTAGATTTACTTCAGGACAAAGATTATCTACCTCTGCAATCTCAGTAACTGCTCCTGCAAGTGGAACAACCATATTTGGTGTAGGTAGGTTTGTGATGGCTGTAGGTGCTATTGAAGCTCCAGTAGTGGCTAAACTTCCTGATGATGTTATTTATGATAAGGTAACAAATCAATCAAGTCCTAATGTTGGTGCATTCTTCTATGATGATGGTCACGGAAATATCTCAGGGGCTTGTAATGGCACTATTAATTATGAAACAGGAGCTATTGATATAACAGGATGCCCACCTAATGCTCACTTTGCTATAAGTGCTACCTATGGTTCTGCTCTTTCAGGGGGGTCAGAGTTTACGACAACACTTGGAAATTCTATAGCAGCAATTTCAGCAAGAAGCGTAAACCCAAAGATTGATACAACTATTGATATAATAGGGGTTAAATAATGGCTTATAAGAAAATGAAGAAAAAGAAGAAAGGCAAAAAGTATGGCAAAGTTCAAAGGAAGAAGCGTTAGACTTAATAAGCCTTCAAGAATTACTAAAGGTCAAGCAGGATATGGTCGAAAGAAATCCCAAGTTTATGTCAAGGATGGAAGTCGAGTTAAAAGAGTAACTTTTGGTGATCCAAATATGAGAATAAGAAAGTCATCTCCTGCAAGAAGGAAGTCATTTAGAGCAAGACATAGGTGTGATACACCTGGTTCAAAAACACAGGCAAGATACTGGTCTTGTAAAGCGTGGTAGATTTGCTTTTATGAGGAGAGATGGTTTAAATTACAGGCACAATTTTTGTTTAAATAGGCACATTTGTGCTTGCCTAAAGGAGATATAAATGGCAACTGCACCAATTTACTGTACCCATAAAGAATTAAAGCGTGTATTTCCACAGCTTGATGAGTTTGATACTAAGGTTCAGGTTTTTGGATGGACAACAGTATCAACCAATAAATATGCCTCTCATAATAGTGGTTTAGTTTCACAGCTATTTGCAGATGGTGAAGATTTAGGTGCAGCACAGTCTGCCCATACTGATTTAAATGTTGAGGGTGAGTGGTTTTATAACTCAGCAGAGGATGTACTTTATTATTATTCAGCAAGTACACCTGCTGATAAACTGATAGAGGCAGGAGAAGAGTTTACTGCTATGGTAACTCAATTCAGAACTGATGCAAGTAGATATTTAGATTCAAAGTTAGACCCTAATTTACCTGCCAATCAATTTAAAGATAAGTCAGGCAACTTTGATTATATGATTATTCGGACTACTGCACTTCTATGTGCTGCTCTTATGATTAGAGCCTCTGATCCAACGAGTGAGATGGCTTCTGCTTTTATGGCTGAAGCACAAGAGAATGTTGATGCTTTAAATAATGGTAAGGCAGGACTATCTTGGCAGAACACTTCTGATTCATCTAAGGGTGTTATTAGAGATGTTGGTACAGTTAGTGGCACAGTTAGACCTGTAGATACACGAGGGCATTATAGTGGTACATACGATTTAATTAAGATTAAGATAGATACAACAGGTGGGGCTATTGGGACTGCCACCTACTCTGTATGGGTAAAGGATGGTGATAAACTTGGTATGAATGAAGGTAGCCAGGTTGTTACTACTGAAATTATTAATGGTGATTATCAGTCTTTAGCAGGTGGCTTACAAGTAAGATTCTCAGGCACAGATTTTGATTCTACTGCTACTGTTAATGATACTTGGGAAGTAGAAGTTCAGGGATGGTCAGAAGAGGTTGATGTTAATTCATTAAAACCTATTAGAATGACTCGAAGGTATTAGATGCCTACTTTAACATCAGGTGGCACATTTGAAAATAATTGGAAGAATATCCTTGATAAACTAAGGTCTGTTCTTCGTGCTGAATATGGCAATACTTTACCTGTATTTGTAGGTGATGAGGATTCAGCGTCAAGCAGTCAGTATATACGTCTTGACCCACAGGGTAGTGAGTTACTTGATTATATGGTTACTTCTGAAACAAGAGAATTTACTGTAAATGTTTTTTATGTTTTCTCAGGGGTCAATGTCAAGAAGACTGCCCTTGACCATATTTTAAGATTTGTATCACGAACAGAAGCATTGATTCACGATAATATATCAATGACATTGGCAGATAGTAGTAGTGCATTTAATTGCAGGTTTGAATCTACTGAACTTGGTACAGATGAAGAAGAAAATGTTTATATAGTTAGTTGGGTGTGGAAATGTCAGCATCTTCACATATAAGAGGTAATTATGAAAATTAAATTAAAAGAAGGTGAATGCTTAGAGAGTTCAGGCTCACATCAGGGTTTCCCTTTTAATATTTGGGCTAATTTAAATGCAGGGGAAACAGTAGAAGTTGAGTCTATCCCTTCAAGAGCTATTAATAGAGTAGTAGAAGTTACTACTAAAAAGAAAGTAGTAAAACCTACAACTAAAAAGAAAGAAGGAGTAAAAAATGGCAAGTAGTATAGCATACTCACCAAAGGAATGGGAAGTTTGGGTAATAGGAGAAGGAACGTGTGGGACCACTGCAAACGCAGCTTCAGGAATGTATCAATTAGATGTTGATGGCATAAGTATGCCAAGCCTAAATGTTACTCAATCTTTAAGCCCAAGAAGTAGTGGAGGAAGAACCCTCAAATCAAAAGATTTTTTCCAAGACAATAATTTAAGAGTTGTAGAAATATCTCTATCAGGGATATTTCACGATGATGTAGGACATAAAGGATTATTTAAAAATATAACATCAGAGGCAGGGGAGAACTTTACTGTCCCTACAGGATATAGTCCTGAACCATTGAAATATGGTCAAACATCAGATGTTGCAGCAGCAGATTTTGATACATTTACATTAGTTTTAAAATCCCCTGACCCTACAGATAATACTAGAAATATAGAAATGTCAGGATGTGTGGTAACAAACCTTACATTGTCATCAGATATTAATTCTGATGGAGGTCAATATAAATGGTCTGCCACTATACAAACAGGTTCCCCTTGTGATTTTGCTGATAATACTGATTCAGGTGGGACAGCTTATGTAAATACAGACTTGTTTAAGTTATCAAGTGTTACAGGGGTAGAGATTTATAATGCTGCAAATTTAGCTTTAAATTCTTTTACATTGACAATAGATAATCCTGCTGTATTTATAGGGAATAAGTTAGACACAGGAGGCTATGAAATTATAAATCGTGGACAAGAGTGTTCTGTAACTGTTGATTGCCAAATTAAATATGATGACGATACAAAGGGATTTATTAATGATTTTGACACACAAACTCAAGTTATGGCTACTGATTTTATGTTTCAGATGGCAGCTGCAAGTGCAGGTGGGATTATAATACGAGATGGAGTGTTTACTAACGTGGCTTTTAGTGAAGGCGATGTTATGATGTTAGATTGTTCAATAAAGGCTCTTGACAATGGAGCTGCTTTATTAGACTTAGACTTTTAAGGAGTAAATTATGGCAAGTAATATATCATATTCACCAAAGGAGTTCAAGGTTCTTATTAAAGACCAAGCTGCTTTTGGAACATCAGTAGCAGGGAGTGGAATGTATCAGTTGGATGTTGATAGTATATCAGCTCCATCTTTAAATAATTTCCAAAATGTATCCCCAAGAGATGGGCGTACACTTGAGAGTAAAGACTTCCAACAGGATAGGACTTTATCTGTAAAAGAGGTAACATTTACAGGGATTATGCACAAAGATGATGGTCATAAACTCCCATTAATGAATTTAGCTCAAGTTGGGACACATACTGCTAATAGTGCATCAATTATCCCAAGTCACTTTGCCCCTTCATCTAATCAGGCTACCAAGATGGGGGTAGGTGAAGCAACTATGGATGATTGTCAGTTATTTACTATTGTAATTGCTGCTCCTGACGTAACCAATGGAACAAATTTAGAATTAATTGATTGTGTGTGTACCAATTTTCAACTATCTGCTGATACGGATACTGATGGGGGATTATATAAATTTAGTGCTACCTTCCAGACAGGTTCAAACGCTATAGATTTAGACGATGCTACAGCAGCTGTACTTACGTCAATAAATACTTATGTAAATACTGATACCATTAATATGGGTAATATAGTTGCAGTTACTGATACAGTTGATGGTTCAGATGGAACAGCCTTAAAGGTACTAAATACAGACTGTGTTTTAAAATCTTTTAGTGTGAACGTTGATTGTCCTGCAGTATTTGTAGGAGCAGGACAAAGTGGGTTTCAAGTTATAGCTCGTGGACAAGAGTGTTCTGTAGCTTTTGATTCTCAGGTTAAGTATGATGGTAATACTGATGAGTTTATTAATACTTTTGATAGTCAGACAGCAGCTACAGGGTCATCACAAATAATCCCTGATGCACACGGTACTTTTGCAACGGTTACAAAACACGCCTCAGACGAAGATGCGTGGCTTACAGAACCTGAGAGTACGGGTCAAAATACAACACTTGTGCAAAATACAACAACTACTGAAGGGTTTATAAGGTCAGGGGCATCGTCAGGGAAATTAGACTTAGATGCAACTACAGGCTATTTAAGTTATTATGCAAATGGGCTTACTATAGGGAAAAGGTATAGGGCTTGTATATGGCTAAATGAAGCGACAACCAATATTAATATTGCAACATTATATGCAGGAACTACTGTTCGTGCAAGTACAAATTCAGGCTATCCAGTTACTGTTTTGGCAGACAATACAAATGGAGTAACTTCTGATAAGGGTTGGTTCTTGGTTGAAACAGATTTTACTGCTGTTGCTACAAGTACCTATATTATTTTGAAACTTACAGGAGATGCAAGTGGGGTAGTTTATATAGATGATTTTTCGATTAGAGAAGCAGGAGAGGGTCTTTATATACCAAATTCAGATGGATGTAGTATATTTGTTAATAATTATGCAATAACAAATGTTGCAATATCTGAAGGTGACATTATGATGTTAGATGTTTCAGGAAAAGCAGTAGATAGTGGATTAGACTATTTATTCAAACTAATATATTAAATAAGAGGTAAAATGAAGTTAAAACTTGACTCAGGCAGAGAAGTTAAACTTAAAGACGTATCCTTAGATGATAGGGATGAAATGTTAGATAAGGTTAAATATCAGTTTGATGCTAAAGGCAATGCCAAAGGTGTGGAGATGATGCACTCAACCATCACATTTTGGTTGCGTAGAGGACTCGATGGTGATTCTTCTGATAAATTTATCAGAGGACTAACCTTTGAAGAAAGAACTGAAGTATTTCTCAAGATGCAAGAAGGATTGCTCTTGGGGGAAGAGAAGCCCTCCAACTCGAAATAAATGTAATTGCTGATGGTTGTGGAGGGTGTAATTATCACGACTACCCATATAAGGCTCAAGTACCAGTTCTCATTGAAGGTAAACGCCCTATGCGTGAATTTACCTGTGATGAGGATGTATGGGATGTAATTGACCTTCTTATAGAGGAAACTAAGCAAATGAATAATAAGGGTAATGAGTTTGATGTAGCTAAGTCAGTCAATTCTCAGTTGCCCTTTTTTGCTTGTAGGAACAAAGTATTAAAGAATGAACATCAGAAAGACATACAAAGATATATTTACTGCAAGGAATTTGGAGTTCCTGCATATAGTGGAGCATATGGTGACCAACCTGGTAAGTGGATTGAGAAATCTTTTGTTATCAAGAATGCTCTTGCAAAGAAAGAAAAGGATCTTATAGATGGCTCAAAAAAATAATATAACAATAGCCTTTAAAGGGACAGGTAGCGAGAAACTTCGTAACCAAATTGATAAACTTGCAAAGGCACAGGCAGAGCTAAATAGGAAGGCAGGGGAAGATTTCCCTAAAGCAGCAGGAGATGGGGCTAAAGGTGGTCGACTATTAAATAATACATTTGCAACAATGCGTTCTAAAATACTTCTTGTTAATTTTGCTATGGCTATGGGGATTAAGCAACTTATAGATTTCACAAAGCAAGCAGCTAAAATAGAAGCTATGGAGATGGCTTTTGGCACTTTATCAGGTGGTAGCGAAAAGGCTTCTATTGCTATGACTAAGCTAAAGAAAGCTACTAATGGAACTATGTCTGAAATGGATTTATTCCAACAGGCTAATAATGCTATGATACTTGGGGTAAGTAAGAACTCTGATGAAATGGCAGAGATGTTTGATATAGCTCAGAGGCTTGGTCGTGCATTGGGTAGAGATACCAAATCTTCTGTTGAATCACTTATTACTGGTATTGGTAGGCAATCTCGCCTTATGCTTGACAATATTGGTATTATTGTTAAGGCTGATGAGGCATACGAGTCTTATGCTAATGAATTAGGCACAACTGCAGACAAACTCTCTGACGCAGAAAAGAAGCAGGCTTTTTTGACTGCTACTATGGAATCTGCAAGGCAAAAGGTTGGGCTATTGAATGAAGAAGTTCTTGGGCTTCAGGATACATATGATAAGTTAGGTGCATCAACAGTCAATGCAACAACAGAGCTTGGGGAGCTTATTTCAAAGACATTTGCTTTTAGCAAAACAGGATCGTTTATATCTACAGCTGTTTCAGCACTTGGTGAATGGGCAAAGATGATGAATGGTGCGATTGATGGCTCTCAAGAGATGTCAGAAAATTTAAAGGAAAATACGAGGGATTTTATCAGGCTACATAAGGCAATGGAATTTGCAGGGGAACTTGAAGGTGGTGGGTTTAAAGAATTTTTCTTTGGTAGCGATAGATTTAGAAAGGGAATTAGGAAATCAAGAGAGGAATTGGGGGTTTTCAAATCGTCAACCTTGGATCAAAATGAACAAATAGGCGAAAGTTTTGAAATAACATCAGAGTGGGTTACAGAATCCCAATTTAAGGTGTCTGAAGGGTTTGCAGACCAAAGACATCAATTAATTTTCTTGAATAATATATATAAACAAACTCACGAAGCAAAGAAACAAGCTATAATAGATGATATAGCAAGGCTTGATTTAATTGCACAGGAAATTGGGGTAACAAATGAACTGGCTATAGCTATGGCTCACCTTCAAGGATTATTAGTAGACTTTAATAAAGAAAAAAAGAAAGAAGTCCCTATTCTCGAAGACGTAACTATTGCTACTAAATTCGCTACTTCGGCTACAATGATGCTTGCAGATGAACTATCCAGAATGGTTATAGAGGGTGAAAATCTTGAAAAACTTAAATTAGGAAAGATATTAGGAGATATTGCAATTCAAATGGGAGTGAGAGGCTTGGTGGGGGGAGCTATAGGGCTTTTAGTTCCAGGATTGGGATTTGCAGCAGGAGCATTAGGGGCAATGGGTGTTGCTCATAAGGGTGGTCATATAAAAGAAGATGGGAGTGTGCAAAGATTTGCAACAGGAGGAATGGTTAAAGGGCAAGATAATGTGCCTATTCTTGCACAAGCAGGTGAATTTGTTATGCAAAGAAGTGCAGTAGAATCTGTTGGATTAGAAGCAATGAATAGGATCAACGCAGGTGGAGGTGGTGGTAGTGTAAACATATCCTTTGCAGGTAATGTAATGTCCCAAGACTTCATAGAAGATGAAGCTATCCCAATGATTAAAGAAGCAATCAGACGTGGTGCTGATATAGGAGTTGCTTAATGTCTTTTCAAGATGACATACAAGGACAGAATACACAGCTATACCCAATAGTTACTATTGAGCCTGTAAGTATAACAGTGGGGCAACTACACAATCCTTTTGAAAATTCTATTTTTTTATCAACTAATAATATATCTTTATCTCATCCCCCTGTTGGTAATTCTTATATAGCTCAAGAAGATTTTAAGAACCCATACTATTTTAAGCCCCTTCTTTTAAATATTCCTTCTATTAAAGAATCAATAGATATTGAATCAGGAAAGTTTAAAATATCCAATGTATCTTTAGATATATCTAATATTGAATATGAAGGGAAAAGGTTCACTGATATACTCTCTGACACAAGTTTAATTAACTTTAAAGTAAGCATCCAATTTGTATCGCCATCTGTGGAATTTTTTTCAACCATACTTAATATTGGATATATAGATGGAGTAACTGATACATCTTTTTATGAAGCATATACAAAGCCTGTGAGTGAATCATCAGGCGATTATGCAGACCAAAGCATAAGAGATAAAATGACCCAAATGGTTTATCAAGGCATCATAAGAAGAATATCCCACGATGACACTAAAGTCAAGATAGAACTTGAAGATTTAACAGAGAAATTAGCACATAAGGATTTACCACAAAAAGAAGACCAAAATGGGGTAGTAGGATATTTAGGAGGTGGTGATAGCATTCCTGATAAGTACAAGAATAAGCCTATACCAATGGTGTATGGAATTGTAGATAAAAGCCCTTTAGTTATAAGTAATAGTTTTAGTAAATACCAAGCAGACTCAAGAGATATTAAAGAATTTAAAACTACTTATTCAGGCTTTCGTAACACTTCAGATGAGGATATATACCTTGACCCATTACAGGTAGATATAGATGGGGAAATTCATTATGTAGTACGAGGGGGGCAATATGCAGCACCTGCAGAAGGAGAAAGCTCGATAGAGCTACTTCCAGATATATTAAGTGGTATTAGCTTAGGAGCAGAAGATGTTGGGACTGGATTTGACCAAGTAACATTAGCGTGTAGGCAGATTGCAAGACCAATATTCTCTATAACAAATACAAAACACGACTCAACTTTATTAGGAATTGATTATTTAGACATTGGATACACTCAAGCAAACATTAACGCAATTACTGATGGTAGTGATGATACAAACGATATTGGGCTTCTGGGACAAAGAAATTCTGAAAATCTTAATGCTGCAGGAGAAGGAAATGCATCAAATAACGAAAAATTATTATTATCTTTAAATTTTGATGTTACTCCAAGACACGATACTGTTGATGGAAATAATAAAATAATTGGGTTTAAGGTTAATGGGCATAACCTTCCAAACCTTTTAGGAGATAAGGTATTAAAGGTAAATCACCACAATGGGTTAAAGGGGACTTCTGGAGATGCAACAAGTGTAAGTCCATTTTATGATAGTATTTATGAACTGATATGGAGAGAAGACTGCCCCCACGCTGATATTATACAGGAAGTATTTGGCTTTCTTTCATATGGAGCTGGTGGAAATGTAGTGCCACCTGATGGGTATGATGGAAGTACGGCAGATATAAAATTCAATTTTTATGATATTGGTTACCCATCAAACTATGGGCTTGATATGCCAGTAGTATTATTCTCAGGAGGTATTGGCTCTAATGGGTATGTAAATAATACTTTTGCTATTCAGTTTAGAACAGTTGGGGATTATCAGTTTCCTGCTGGTGACTCTTTCGCTTATCATAGAGTAGATATTACAGGTAATATAGATGAAATAAGCCTTATAGTAGAAAATGATGCAGTTAAATTATTTAACAATGACTTCTACGCTAATGTAAAAGGCAGAATACAAACATATGATGACCATCCTGATGAAGATATGAACTATGCAGAAGGGTATATGGGGACTGAAATAATTGATTTAGGGATTGCAGGAGAGATTGTAGTGCCTGTATGGATACCCCCTGTTACTGCATTTATTGAAAACCCTATTGATATTATTTATGATTTAGTTAGAAGTGAACTTGGACACGATGCTATTGATGAAGCTGAATATAAAGAAGCAAAGGCAGCACACGATGGTTGGAAGTTTGGTTTTACTGTAAATAAGAAAATAAACTCCAAGAAACTTATTGAAGATATAGCCAGGTCCACTAAGTGCTTCCCTAAATTTAAGAATGATGGGACTTTTGGATTTAATACAATTAAAGATAGTTATACTGTTTCAGATATTGTTGATGATGTTGAGAAGGGGGATTATGAAAATGCTCATCTAATTAAGGAATCAGAAGTTATATCTTACTCATTTAAGAAAACTAAGCCTGAACAGATTCACAGGAAAGTAACTGTGGCTTACAATAAGGATTATGCACAAGATAGTTATCTTAAAAATCTTGACATTGGGGGAGATTTAGTAGCTGGTCAAGCTGCATTTAATGAATATTATGGGATAACAGACACAGGGGAAACTGTTTTAGAGTTTGAATCTCCATACATAAGGTCTGAAGAAGGATATGATTGGACTGCCTTATATCTTAGAAATTTCTTATTAGCCCAATACGGGAACGACCATCTACTATTTAATGTTAAACTACCATTACAATATATCAATTTAGAGATTGGTGATTTAGTCAAATTCAGGGATTTATTTCAAGGCGTAAAGGCTTATGGGATTGATTACAGAAGAATAGAAGCACCTAATGGACAATATTACTATCCTCTATTTATGGTTACTGCTACTACTAAGAATTTAGATTCTGTTTCTATTGAGTGTATGCAATTACACCATCTATCAGATAATGCTATTGATAGTGCTTGGCTTGATGGGACAGATGAAGGCGATACAGAAGGTGAGTTTTATTTCCCTGATGCTGATACTATTGTAATACCCCCAGCATTAGAATTGACACCATTTGCAAACACTTTTCTGGATAGTATAGATATTGCTCCAAACACAACTGTACTTTTTAAGCTACAGCCTGACGACTATTATGGAACTACACCACAAGACAGTGATAATAGTCTAGGGGGATTAATGAATCTCAATAAATTTAGTCCTAATCTGACTGAATCATTTAATGTTGATGATGTGGGGGATGGAATAATATCGTCTTATCAAGGGACACACGAACAACCATTTATGAACAATGCCCCTACGATGATTGCAGATGTAGAGTCTTGGTACTCTGTTCCTGAGTTACCCTATGTAGCAATGAAAATGGAATTTGTTAATGACTTTCAGAATGAATCTTGGTATATATACTGGCTTGGGGATATAAACGCAAGCAATGAACGACACGATATGAATATGTTTTTTATGGGGGGAGATGTTGGCAATACAGACCAATCTACCATTATTGAAAACCCTGAAAGTGGCAGTCTTCTTGCTCATCTTTATACGCATTGTGTAAAGCTAACAAACTATTCAAGTGAAACTATTACATTTACACCATACGCTCCATTAGAATATATAGCTGCTCTGCCTGCGGCAAATCCTTTTCAACCAAGCCCTCCATATACAGGAGCATTAGGGGATGCTAATCTTGATGGGGATGTAAATGTTTTAGATGTGGTTCTAATGGTGCAAAATGCATTAGGTAATAATGTATTTGATGAACAGCAATTTGCAAATGCTGATATAAATGATGATGAGACTGTAAATGTCTTGGATATTGTTACTTTAGTGAATTATATAGTGGATAATTGATATGATTACTTATGGAAATGGTGAAGTTTTATTTGATGGTAACTCTCAGGGTTTTGAGTTAAGATATAAAGGCTCAATCAGAATTATAAGTAGTCCTGATAATCTTTTCTTATCTGCAAATAAAAACAAGATTATAGGTGTAATGCTTGATGGTACAGATATGCCACAGGATTTATTCAATTATGTAGGTGAGTTAAGAATCTTGTCTTGCAAGTCAGCACAAGGTGGTGTAATGGAGAGAGAACGTATTACACTGCAAGGTGTTGATTACTGGGAATTAGACAGAGAGAAATGGGAAGATGATGGTTCACTTTGGGGAACAAGAAATGGAACTTATGTTGCAGGTGGTAGGCAAAGATTTAATAAGCATAGCATTGTGGTAAATAACAACATTAAAACACAAGCAGAAGGTCAGTATCTATATGGTGATGATAGTCCAGTACCTGCTAATGAACTAATACATATACATTCAGATGGTATGGCTATGACAGGTGGAGTACATACTAAAGAGTCTGTAAATATATATCCACCTAAAGATAGAAAACCAATTACAAGAAGACAAATTTCACAAATTAGACAAGCCACAACTACAGCTCCTTCTACAAGTGGTGGTAGTAGTTCAGGTGGTGGAGGAGGATATTAATGGCATATCAGAATGTAGGCACACCTGTTTTTTATATGGATGAATTATCGTGGCGTAGGGCTAATGGTATACATATGAGTGTTACTCAAGATTCAACTAATTGGAATGTAGTTTCAGGGGAAATGAATAATCTATTTGGGTTAAATCCCTCTAATGGCGTAGAAATTGCCATTGATGGGCAACACGGAAATGATACTATATATTTTCAAAGTGATGATTTCAATTTCCCTGTTAATCAAACATATCATACTTCTATATTGGGACATAACTTTGCTTCTTTTAGTGGTTGGTATCAATGGGATGCCTATACTGGAACTCCTGATAACAATACTTATAATGTTGCCTCTGGTGGGCTCTTAGTTAATGCAGGGACAAATTACCAAATAAATCCTGCGTATGATGGCTTTACTATGGTAAAATATAGCACTCGTGATACGAATGTATGGAGAATACAAATAAACCCTATTGGGGCAACAAGCTACCTAAATAATGACATTGAAGGGGGGTATTCCTATACATCTGGGGTTAATCTTAAATTAGGGTCTGTTGTGGTAGGTGGGGTATATGAAATGCCACATTCACCTGACCTTAATCTTAAACTGTCCTATGAATATGATGGAGTTAAGACTGTCCAAACGAAAGGTGGAAGCACTCTATCTAATGCTTCTTATACTAAACCTGCTGATTGGGGTAGTGCAGGTGCTTGGCAATTAGGTGGAGCATCTAATCTTCGTAGTGGTCGTAGGGTATGGGATTTATCTTTTAGTTATTTGTCAGACTCAGACGTATTCCCTGTAAATGCAAGTACAAGTTATGCTGCAACTATTGGCTCTGAAGTAGGGTATCCTGAAGGTTCTATAGGACAATCAGCAGGAGGAGCTACACCTGAGGATTCAAGTGATGATTTATATGGATTTACTTCTAACATTTTAGATGGTAATGATTTCTTCTCTCAAGTATGGAACAAAACTATGGGTGGACATTTACCATTTATATTTCAGCCTGATGGGGCTAATAATAATCCTGACCAATTTGCAATCGCAAGATTTGATATGAAATCACTTACATATGACCAAGTGGCAAACAATGTTTATAATGTTAAATTAAAGATTAGGGAGTGTTGGTAATTTGGCTTCAAAGCTATCTCCATCTCGTACGTTAACGTAGCCTACATACTTTTCAACCTTTTCAGTTTTGCCAAATTCAGTAGTTTGTGGCATCCATCTCCAATGCCATTTAAAATTATAATTTATTGATTTAAGGTAGAGTAGATCCCATCTATATAAATAGCCTTCCATTCTACAAACATAAAACGAATTAAGGCTTTTCAATTTAGCAAACTGTGTATTAAAGCAATATTTACCAAACTCTATTGCTGCCTCATTGTAATATTCTTCTCTATCCTTTATCTCTACAATACACTCCTTATAAATATAAGCATCGAACCCTGACATCTTTCGAGTGTATTCTTTTAATTTACCATCAAACATATTTAAAGAGTTGATTAACCCTATTATTTCCCTTTCCTTACTCTTCACTTTTCCCCATTCATTTTATAATACTCCTGGTTATAACTACATATGGCTCTGTATCTTCACATTTTTCCTGTATGAAGGTAGGTATCCCTAAATACTTCATATTGTCATCCCATATGAACCCTTCCCTTGACAGGGCATCTATGAGTTGCTTGCAGCCACCTACAAAGTTATCAAAGTCTAACGACCTCTTTCTGTACCCTATCAGAACCAATCCACACTTCTGACCATCATCAACCTTAGTAATCTTATTCAG